CATGATGCAGCAGAACAAGCAGCTAAAGAAGTAATATACCCTGTAGCAAAACCAGAACAAACAGAAGAAAATACTGTAGCTGTACAAGAAACTGTTAAACCAAAAGAAATAATAGCTACACCAGAAACTAGCACAGCACTTGTTAAAGGAAATAAAATAGCAAAAATTATAAAAAATAAATTAGACGAAAGAGGAATTGTTAATTCAGAAAATATTGCTAAAGGTATAACAGGAAATATTTATGCAGAAAATTCAAAATTTATTAGTAGTCAAGAAGAAAAAGGAGATATAGATAAATTAAAAGATAAACAAAGAGGATATGGTTTATTTCAATTTACTGATTATAAAAATGATAAAGGAGAATTAATAGGACATAGAACTGAATATAATAAATATTTAAAAAAAAATAATAAAGTAGATAGTAAAGAATCTCAAATTGATTATGTATTAGATAATATATTTGAAAAAAATGTTGGATTTAATATTGGTCAAGGTAATAAAGAAATGTTACAAATGACTTTTGAAGGAGGAGATGCTACTAATATAGCTGATATATTTATGAGGTTATATGAAAAACCTAAGAGTGACGAATCATTAGAAAAAAGAATTAAGTTTGCAAACAGTTTAAATTTTGATAGAGAAGAATTTAATATAGGTGGTATAGTAGGTAAGGCAGTAGCTAAACAAGTAGCAAAAGCATTTAATAAAAAAGCTGTTGAAAATACTACAAAAGATTTATCAAAAAATGTATCTGATTTATTAATTGATAGAGGTAAAACAGCAATTACTAATACAGTAGGTACATATAAAAAAGTTAATAAAATATTTGACGATGCTAACATTAAAAATGTACATGATTTTGGTTCTGGTATAGGTATTGGAACAAGACAATTTAAAAATAAAAAAGTGACTAGTCATGAACCTTTTGTTCCAGATGAAAAAATTTTAAAATCTAAAATAAAATTTGATGGTGAATTATTTACAGGAAGATTACCTGATTACAGGTCGGTAGATGATGTTATATTTAAAGAAGGTTTTGGTTCTAAAGATGGTGTTGTTAATGCTAATGTATTGAATGTAATTGAGAATAAACTTGAAAGAGATAATGTTGTTAAACAAATAGGACAATTAATAAGTAAAAAAGGCATGGCTATTATTACTACTAGAGGAGATGAGGTAGCTAAGGTAGCTGAAGAAGCTATAGAAAATAATTCTAAAAGAGTAATGCGTTATGGTGATGGTTATATTTTAGGAAAAGGAACAACTAGTCAAACTTTTCAAAAAGGATTTGGAAAAGATGAGTTAGTAAATTATATTAAATCTATTTTAGGCAATGGTTTTAAAGTAGAAAAAATTCCAGGTAAATATAAAATAAGTTCATCAGGAGTAATTATTAAAAAAATAAAAGGAGATAAATAATATGCCATTTGAAATGATAACAATGCTAGGCTCAACTGTACTCGGAGGAGTAATGAGTATATGGTCGCAAAGTATTAAGGCTAAACAAGCAGAACAAAAGATGCTTATACAAAGAGCAGAAGTACAACAGCAAGGTTTTAGAGAAGCAAGGGAATATGATAACAAAGGTTTTCAATGGACTAGAAGAATTATAGCATTGACTGCTGTATTTGCTATAGTACTATTACCAAAATTAATGCCTATATTTTCACCAGACACAAGTGTGATTGTAGGTTACTTAGAATTTAGACCTTCATTTTTCTTTATACCAGAAAAAGAAATAATGAAATGGGTAACATTATCATCTAATAGTTTAGTTATTACACCATTAGATACTAACTTAGTATCAGCTATTATTGGTTTATACTTTGGAGGTTCGTTAGTAAAAAAATAATATGTTAGATAGATGGTTATATAATTTTTTTGGTGGTATTGATAATATATTTTCATGGTTAGAAACTTATTCAATTAAGTTTACTGCATGGTTATGGCAATCAAGAGTTAAGTTATTACATAAAAAAAGAAAAAGAAAATGATTAAAAACTTTAAAGATATTGTTGTTTTATTAATCACAAGTGGTGTCTTAATACTTCTTGGTGTTATTATTGTAGGAGATTATTGGGTAGCCTTAAAAGAAAATAGACCAGTAGATGAGAGTGTAATTGTTTTAATGAAGATGGCAGTCACAGGATTGATTGGTGTTATTGGTGGTTATATAGGTGGTAGTAAATGAGAGATAACAAAGTATTAGAAGTTTTTAAAAAGAAAGTTGAAAAGAAATTTAAAGAGATGAACATTTTTAAAAATCTTAGAAAAGAAGTAGAGATTGGTGCTAATGGTACTCAGTCTTATATAATAAAAGAAGGTGTTAACAAAGGTAAAAAAGCAACTAAATAATATGGACTTTAGTTATGAATTATTATTTTACAGGTTTACTAATTATTGCTTTTATATTATTAGCATTTTTTGGAGGACCTAATTTATGAAAGTATCACAAGACACATCAGTAAGTATGCCAATTAAAAATATGATTGGTATCGTAGTAGCTGTAGCTATGGGTGTGTTTGCTTATACAGAAGTAACAGCAAGGTTAACTTCATTAGAGACTTCAAGAGAATTATTTGAAAACGATTTATTAAAGAAAAGTTTACAAGTCCCTACAGACCAAGAACAGTTTATGTTGATAGAAGCTTTGTTTGAAGATGTAGAAAAGTTAATTAAGAATCAAGAACAAAATATGACTAACAAGGTTAATATAGAATTTCTTAAATCTCAATTAGAAAAAGCTTTAAATGATGTGGAACAATTAAAAGATAAGGTAAGAGCAAATGGAACAAGTCATTAGTACAGTCGTAGCATTATGTATGTTTATAGCAGGAGAGTTAACTGAGCATAGAATACAACCTGCAATGAGTGATTGTTTGAAGGGTAAAAGAGTAGCTGAAAGAATAGCTAATGATAATATAGAATATAAATGTGGAAAGGTACAAGCTGAACTTGAAGAAAATATTGATGGTTCAAAAGCAATTAAAAAAATAATAGAATAATGACAGCAGCAAAAATATATATACTAACAATAATGTTATGTGCAGTAGGACAACCTCAATGTGTTATGCCACAAGGAATTAGTGAACATAAAACTCATTACGACTGTGTTAAAAGTGGTATGGGTGATGGGTATGAAGTTTTATTTGGAAGTGATTTAACTAAGCAACAAATAAACGAAGCTAAACTATATGTTAAGTTTAGTTGTATAGAAAAAGAAATAGTTGAATCTTAATTAAGATAATTGTTTCATTAGTTTTTCTAAGAAATCATGCAAGTTATCAAAGTGTGTTCTTGATTCTCTTATCATAGCATGAACAAGACCTTTGTTTTCTTTTTTAAAATGTAAATCAATTTTACTTAAAGGATAAAGACTTTGCTCAACAATAAATTGTCCTTTATTATTTATAATTAATTTAAAGGTAGCTATGTCAGCTTCAGTTTTCTTTACTCTCTTTGGAGATTTAAGTTTTTTGTTTATCATGGTGTTTCTTTATCATATCAACTAAGTAATCATCATTATCTTTTTCTAATCTTAACTTAGTCATAGGTTCATCACCTTCTTTATACACCTCAATAGTTTTAATTCTATCTGGAGATGTCATAAAAATAGGAAATCTACTATTCATTTTAGATTTAATCATAAAGAAACCATCTTCAGCTACGCCAAAGGTTTCAATGTTTTTAATATCAATATCATCCGAACCTATTAAACAGATTCTTATATTGTATGCAGGTGGTTCTGATTTAACTTCAGTACCATTTAAATTTACTATAGACATATTATTTTTTTATCTCTTCTTTTAAAATCATAGACGATGTACCATCATCATCTTGTATACTATCTACACTAGATGTATAAATTTCATTTAACTTTTCATTGTTTCTATTTATCTTTTTCTTAAGATGTTCTTTCAAAGTTTCTATCTTTACAAATAAAATTTTATCTATTACAGGATTAATCCCATACATAGGTAAGTCATTAAGTGAAGATATAATTCTTCTAAAACCTCTTGCTCTTTTTTCTAATTGTGCAATTGTACTTTCACTAATCATAATCTCTCTCCAATATCATTTCTAAATAATGCATAGCTTTTTCTATGTCTTTTCTTTTACCTTTTAATTTATGTCTACAAATATATTTAATAGCATTACCTTCAGCAAATAATAATTGATTCTCATTTACAAACTGAGCAGGTTGTATCTTCATACCTTTGTAGTGTGTACCATCTACTTGCTTATCTAAGCTATCATAGTTAGTAGCTTTAAACATATCTTTACTTGGCATT